AGACTAAACTTGAGATTGCTCTGGCTGGATTTACAAAAGATGAAATCAAAGTTTATACAGAGTATGGTAAACTCACAGTCAAAGGGGAGAAAGAAGCAATCACCGAGGAGGGACAATACCTTCATAAAGGACTTGCTCATAGGAACTTTGAAAGATCATGGACACTTGCAGAGGGAACGGAAGTTACTGATGTGACTTTTGAGAATGGACTTCTCAGTGTGCTTGTGAAGAAGATTGTTCCTGAACACCATGCTCGAAAGGATTATCTTTAAATGATGATGGAGGTTTTACACCTCCTTTTTTATGTTATAATTAACTCAACCTTGTGTTTATTTTATGCCCTGGTTGAGTTTAGCTATTTTATTTCCGATTACAGCAGCTCTTATAATTCCTCTTTTACCAGATAACCATAAAGTTATTAAGTGGTATTCTCTTGGAATTACTCTGACTACATTTTTGATTACTGTTGCCGCATATGTAAATGGGTATGATTCATCCATAAGCGGTTTACAGATGTATGAAAGAGTGCCCTGGATTCCTTCAGTGGGACTTACCTGGGCGGTTGGTGTAGATGGTTTGTCTATGCCATTGATTCTGCTTACAAGTTTCATTACAAGTCTAGCAGCACTTGCTGCATGGCCTCTTACTTTTAAACCAAAACTATTTTTCTTCCTCCTTCTTCTCATGGATGGTGGACAGATCATGGTTTTTGCAGTGCAAGATTTGATTCTATTTTTCTTGTCATGGGAACTAGAACTGGTGCCTGTCTATTTGATGATTGCCATTTATGGTGGTAAGAACCGTCAATATGCCGCCACAAAGTTCATCATTTACACTGCTGGTAGTTCTTTGTTCATCCTCCTTGCAGGACTCGCCATGGGATTTTATGGCGGAGGAGTACCAAATTTTGAATACACTTATCTTGCTGAACAAGGTTTCCCTAAAAACTTCCAACTCTGGTGTTATGCTGCATTTTTGATTTCATTTGGTGTCAAACTGCCGATTGTTCCGTTGCACACTTGGTTACCTGATGCACATGGAGAAGCAACAGCACCAGTTCATATGTTGCTTGCAGGTATTCTGCTCAAGATGGGTGGATATGCACTTCTGCGATTCAACTGTCAACTTCTTCCTGAAGCACATGCAGTCTTTGCGCCACTCCTTATTGTTCTTGGTGTAGTCAATATTATCTACGCTGCACTTACATCATTTGCTCAGAGAAATCTGAAGCGCAAGATTGCATATAGTTCAATCAGTCACATGGGATTTGTTCTGATTGGTATTGGATCATATAGTGCTCTTGGAACTAGTGGTGCGATGTTGCAAATGGTGAGTCATGGATTAATCGGTGCTTCTTTATTCTTCCTAGTGGGTGCTACTTATGATAGAACTCATACTCTTCAACTTAATGAAATGGGTGGAGTTGGTAAGAGTATGAAAGTAATGTTTGCTCTTTGGGTTGCTTGTTCAATGGCATCACTTGCTCTTCCTGGTATGAGTGGATTTGTTAGTGAGTTGATGGTATTTGTAGGATTTGCGACTGATGTAACATACACTGTCCCATTCCGTTTGATTGTTTGTCTTTTGGCAGCTATTGGAGTTATTCTCACTCCAATTTATCTCTTGTCTATGTTGCGTGAGATTTTCTTTGGTAAAGAGAATAAGGAACTAATTGATCATGCAAATCTTGTAGATGCAGAACCTCGTGAAGTGTATGTGATTAGTGCTCTTCTTGTCCCTATTATTGCCATTGGATTGTATCCAAGTATTATGATTGATTCTTATAAGAATTCAGTGGAAGCATTGGTTGATAGAGATAAAGCAGCATTGGTTGATTATTCAAGTAAAGTTTATACTCAACCAACTATCTAAATAAAACTGAATATCGTCGTCGCAGACGGAGGGGTAACTGGCCAAATCCAGTTGACGCCCCTCTTTTTTATTGTTAGAATACGTGGAGGAACAAATCAAAAATGACTGTAAAACTTTTGCTATTAAAGTCCGGTGAGGACGTAATTGCTGATGTCAGCGAGATGGCAATGGGTGACGGAGCGGACAAGAAAGTCCTTGGATATTTCTTGGATAAACCTTGTGTTGTTAAAATTTTGAACGCTGAGAAACCTGAAAAGGGAGATAAGAAGTCGGCATTTAATGTTTCAATGTATCCCTGGTGCCCCCTGGCAGAGGACAGTGTCATCCCTCTTCCTGTAGACTGGGTGGTGACGATTGTTGATCCCAAACAAAAACTCAAAGAAATGTATGTGGAGGATGTTGTAGGAAATGAGCAAAGTAGTGAAAGTGATCCTGCTGACGAACAGCGAGAGACTGATCAGTGAGATTGAAGAAGTTGGTGCTGAAATTGGCGAACCAGACTGTAAGTTAATCAATCCTCACGAAATCTGGGAAGGTAATAATCTCGCTCCCTGGATGATGGATCATACGATGCAGGATACATTTATGATCAGTTCGGATAAGATCATCACACTTGCTGATCCTCTGCCGACACTCCTTGAAAAATACCTTGAAAAAACTAAGTAATGGCACTATCTAAATCTGTAGAAGATTCGCTGAAAGAGGCAGATTCCAATCTCAGGAATGCTCTGGCGTATGCGGCAAGGCAAGAACGTCCTATGGTATGCAGAGAGATTGCAAAGATTATTTGTGATATACAAACTCTTCAAGATACAGACAGTATTCTTGATAAACTAGAGAGCAGGAGCCCTGGCGACAGTGGCATGTTCGGTTCTTTTTTCAATGATGATGACGAATGAAGTTTTACACCAATGTTCAGTTGATCGGTAATCAGTTTCTAGTTCGTGGAGTTGAAGACGGGAAAAGGTTTGAGATTAGAGATAGTGAGTTCTGTCCTACCCTTTTCGTTAAGAGTAAAAGAGAAACCAAGTACAAAACGCTGAATGGTGAAAGTGTAGAACCAATAAAACCGGGACAAGTTCGCGACTGTCGCGACTTCTACAAAAAGTATCAAGATGTAGATGGTTTTGCCATATATGGTAATGATCGATACATCTACCAATATATCTCAGAGAAGTATCCTGAAGATGAAGTAAAGTTTGATATTAGTAAGATCAAACTGGTTACCCTTGATATTGAGACTACTGCTGAAAAAGGATTCCCTGATGTTGAATCTGCATCAGAAGAGATTCTGGCAATTACTATTCAGGACTACACTACCAAACAGATTATCACTTGGGGTGTAAAACCGTTTATTAATAAACAAAAGAATGTAACTTATCATCATTGTGTTGATGAGCATAGTCTTTTGAATAGTTTTATCAACTATTGGATGCAGGATGTACCTGATGTCATCACCGGTTGGAATATTCAGTTGTTTGATATTCCTTATATCTGCAAGCGTCTCAATCGAGTTCTTGGTGAGAAACTGATGAAGCGATTCTCACCATGGGGACTTGTGACTGAAGGTGAGATGTATATTCAAGGACGTAAACATATCAACTATGATGTTGGTGGTGTATGTCAACTTGATTATCTTGATCTTTATAAGAAGTTTACTTACAAGGCACAGGAATCATATCGTCTGGATTATATCGCCAGTGTAGAACTTGGACAGAAGAAACTAGATCACTCCGAATATGATACGTTCAAGGACTTCTATACAAACGGATGGCAGAAGTTTATTGAGTACAATATTGTTGACGTAGAACTGGTTGACAGGTTGGAAGATAAGATGAAACTTATCGAACTAGCTCTGACGATGGCATACGATGCTAAGGTGAATTATAATGATGTGTTCTATCAAGTCCGTATGTGGGACAACATCATCTATAACTATCTAAAAAAGAGAGATATTGTTATTCCACAAAAGCAGCAGTCGGATAAGAATGAAAAGTATGCAGGTGCATATGTTAAAGAACCGATTCCTGGTAAGTATGACTGGGTTGTGAGTTTTGACTTGAACTCACTGTATCCTCACCTGATCATGCAGTACAATATCTCACCAGAGACTCTTCTTGAGGAGAAGCATCCAACAGTTACCGTTGATAAAATTCTTAATGAAGAGATAAATTTTGAACTCTATAAGGACAATGCGATTTGTGCTAATGGTGCAATGTATCGTAAAGATGTCCGTGGATTTCTACCAGAGTTGATGGAGAAGATGTATGGAGATCGTGTCGTCTTCAAAAAACGAATGCTTGCAGCCAAACAGCAGTATGAGAAGACGCCTACTAAAGCACTTGAAAAAGAAATCGCTCGATGCAACAACATTCAAATGGCGAAGAAGATTTCTCTTAATTCTGCTTATGGTGCTATTGGTAATCAATACTTCAGGTATTACAAACTAGCAAACGCAGAAGCAATCACATTGTCTGGACAAGTTTCGATCCGTTGGATTGAACAGAAGATGAACAAGTATCTAAATAATCTGTTAAAAACAGAAGACGAGGACTATGTCATCGCATCCGACACTGATTCTATCTATCTTAATATGGGATCTGTTGTTGATAAATTTTTTGCTAATCGCTCTGGCGACAAAGCAAAGATTGTGGAGTTACTTGATATGGTTTGTCGTGACAAACTGGAACCGTACATCGATGAGTGCTACCAGAACTTGGCGAACTATGTATCGGCGTATGATCAAAAGATGCAAATGAAGCGTGAGAATATCGCTGATCGTGGCATTTGGACTGCGAAGAAGCGATATATTCTCAACGTATGGGATAGTGAGGGAGTTCGTTATGAAGAACCCAAACTGAAAGTGATGGGTATTGAATCAGTCAAATCATCTACACCTGCACCTTGTCGCAAAATGCTCAAGGATGCATTTAAGATTCTGATGACTGGTACTGAAGATGAGATGATTAAGTTCATTGATTCTAGTCGCGATCAGTTCAAAAAACTTCCTCCCGAAGAAGTTTCTTTTCCGCGTTCTGTTTCTGATGTTGTAAAATATAAGTCCCACGCAAGTATCTACACTAAAGGAACTCCCATTCACGCTAGAGGAGCACTTCTATACAATCATTACATCAAAGAGAAAAAACTTGATGCTAAGTATTCTCTTATTCAGAACGGTGAGAAGATTAAGTTCTGCTATCTAAAAAAACCAAATCACATTCATGAGAATGTCATCTCATTTATTCAAGACTTTCCTAGGGAATTGAATCTTGACAAGTATGTTGACTACGACTTACAATTTGAGAAGTCATTCCTTGAACCACTAAAAACTATCCTTGATTCTATTGGATGGAATGTTGAAAAAACTGTAAACCTTGAATTGTTTTTTGGTTGATGAATATTGCTATAGTTATTGCCTTGCCACAAGAAGCAGAAGGTATTGATGGATATCCAGTTTATTTAAGTGGTTGTGGCAAAGTAAATGCCACTATTGCTACTATGGCAGCAATTCGTGATGGTGCTGATTGTATTATAAACTACGGAACTGCTGGAACTGTTTCTAAACAATCTGGATTACTTGAAGTAACTGGATTTGTTGATAGAGATATGGATGCAAGGCCACTGGGTTTTGATTTGGGACAGACACCGTTTGAAGATGGTGTTTTAATTGGAAAATGTGGTATAGTATGTGGGACGGGAGATACATTCGCGACATCAACTCCAGAAATTGGATGTGATATTGTAGACATGGAATCTTTTGCGATTGCAAAAACATGTCTTAAGGAAGGTGTAACTTTTAAATGTTTTAAATACATATCAGATTCTACCGATGAGAACTCGGCAAATGATTGGGAACTGAATGTTCGTAAAGGAAACGAACTGTTTAAAAACTTACTTATTCAAAATTATGGACTTTCTTAAAGAAATTGTAAAAGAGATCGGAGATGACTACACAAAACTTGCATCCGATATTGATGATACTGAGAAATATGTGGACACGGGTTCGTACATTTTTAATGGACTTGTTTCGGGGAGTATTTTTGGTGGTGTATCTGGGAATAAGATTACTGCCATTGCTGGGGAGTCTAGTACTGGAAAAACTTTTTTCTCTCTTGCTGTCGTCAAGAACTTCCTTGATTCTAACCCTGATGGTTATTGTTTATATTTTGACACTGAAGCCGCTGTTAACAAGTCTCTTCTCGCAGATCGGGGTTTAGATCTTAATCGTATTGCTGTCGTTAATGTCGTTACGATTGAAGAGTTCCGAAGCAAGGCGCTGAAAGCAGTTGATCTTTATTTAAAAAAACCTGTAGATGAACGCAAACCATGTATGTTTGTGCTAGACTCTCTAGGGATGCTTTCCACAGAGAAGGAGATTACAGACGTTCTGAACGACAAGCAAGTTCGTGACATGACTAAGTCACAACTTGTCAAAGGTGCATTCAGGATGTTGACTCTGAAACTGGGACAAGCAAACATTCCTATGATCGTTACTAATCACACCTACGATGTCATTGGCGCATATGTTCCTACAAAGGAAATGGGAGGAGGTAGTGGACTCAAGTATGCTGCTTCTACAATCATCTATCTCAGC